AACCAGAAGGTGTTTTAATGGATCCACCACCAAGACCAAACTATGAATTAATAAAAGAAATGTTAAATCCAAAAGATAAAAAAGGTTTGCTACCAGATAATACGATTGAGTTTGATGATGGAACTATTTTTTTTAAAAACTCAGGAGAATATTATAAAAAAGATGGAACACAGGTTGATGGTCCTTCCAAAGGTGCAAAAATTAAACCTAAAATATTAGAGGCAGCAGAAGGCGGCCGTATTGGTTTTTTCGGAGGAGGAGCAGGAAAGTATCAAATGGATTTACCTTTTGGTAAACCGTTATTTACTATGGTGATGAATAATAAACTTTATGGAATATATCAAAATAAAGATGGATCTCGTTTATCAGTGCCGTTAGGATCAGATGGTAAACCTAATTATGCAACAGGTGGACGTGCAGGGTTTGACGAAGGTGGCATGTCTAGAAGAAAGTTTATGAAAATTATGGGCGGCCTTGCAACATTACCTTTTGTTGGTAAATTTTTTAAAGGTGCGAAAACAGCTGCACCTATAGCAGAGAAAGCTGCAGAGACAGTAACACAAGCCCCATCGTATTTTTTTGATCTTGTTTCTAAAATTAAAATTTTTGGTAAACAAAGGCAAACACCCAGTTACAAAGAACGAGTTAATGAATTTAGTTACACAGGTAAAGATGGTATTGAGTATGAGTTAATAGAAGATTTAGATACAGGTGAGATAAAAATTACAAAAGATAAATTAGGTGGAAGATCATTTGAAGAAGGTAGTTATGAGGTTATAGAGGATAGAACTGAAATGGTTTTTAAAAAAGGTCAGGCTGATGAAACTACAAAAGGTAAAAAACCACCTGATGAGTATGAAGAATACAAAGTGGAGTTTGATCAAGATGGAACTGCAGCAGATGCATCTGAGATTGATGAATTGTCTAAATCAGAAATTATAAAAGAAGTTTCAGGTGAAGCACCATCAATTAAAAAAGCAGGCGGTGGTATAGCAAGCATGTTAGGAGAATAACGTGGCAATAAATTTTTTAAAAAGAATAGAAAATTTTGTAGATCTATATGACGATGACACATCAGACATGGCTCAAGGTGAGAGAA